ATGTGTGAAGAACATAATATAGATATTAAGATGGAAATAGATAAAAAAGATAAACAGACAATAAATCAAATTGATGGTTGGAATATCGAAGTTAAATTTAATGAAAATGGATTTAGCTTAGAAAATTTAGTAGAGGAATACATCAAAGAAAAATTTTCTGTCTATTAGGGGCTGACAAAAAATATAAGGAGCGTTATAATATCTTTGTGGAAGCCTAACCTTGGTTCGATTTATTGTATGTAAATTGAATTTAAGGAGGCTTTTTTGTGTTTAAAAATAGTGTAGATAAAGAAAATATTGCAGTTATGTATTTGAGGCTTTCAAAAGAAGATGGAGAAAAAGTAGAAAGTAATTCCATATCAAATCAAAGAGAAATTATAAATTCATATGCAAAGAAAAATCAATTTATAATTATCAAAGAGTATGTTGATGACGGATATTCAGGAGCAACTTTTGATCGTCCTAATTTTAAAGAAATGATAAATGATGCTTATGATAAGAAATTTGATACGATTATTGTAAAAGACCTATCAAGATTTGGAAGAGATTATATAGAAGCCGGGAAGTTTATACAAAGAATATTTCCGGAAAATAGAATAAGATTTATATCCGTTAATGACAATTACGATAGTAAAAGTGCAGATATGAATGACACTCACCTAATACTCCCTATAAAAAATTTTATCAATGACAGCTACTGCCGAGATATTTCTAATAAGGTAAAAAGTTCTCAAAAGATAAAAAGAGAAAAAGGAGATTTCATTAGTGCATTTGCTCCTTATGGATATAAAAAATCTGAAGAAAATAAAAACAAGTTGGTGATTGATGAACAGGCTGCTCCTAACATCAAAAATATATTTGATATGAAGCTTATGGGATATTCCTCAAAGGCAATCGCAGATGAATTAAATCACTTAGGTGTTTTAACTCCAAGAAAATATAAAGAAAGTCAAGGCTTTAAGTGTAATGGATTTCAAAATATAAAAGTTGGAAATTGGTCAGCGAAGGCAGTAAACAGAATTATAGAAAATGAAGTATATATTGGAAACACCTTACAGGGAAAGAGTATCACCTTAAACTATAAAAATAAAAAGCAAATTGGAAAAGATAAAGAAGAATGGATAAGGGTAGAGGATACCCACGAAGCAATCGTAAGTAAGGAAGTTTTTGCTATTGCAAATACAATGCTTAAAAGAGATTTAAACAACTCTCGTGGTAAGGATAAAATTGATATTTTTACCGGGATGCTGTTTTGTAAAGAATGTGGAAGTTCTTTGATTAGAAGAACTGTAAAGTATAAAGAAAGAGAAGAGGTTTTCTATATATGCTCAAAGTATAACAAGGAAAAATCTTGCTCAAGACACAGCATAAAGGAAGAAATCTTGATAAAAGCAGTGTCTAAAATAATAAAAACCTATATTGAATTTAACGAAAAGCTATATTCCAAAGTTCGGCTTATAGATATAAATAGAAACTTGAAAGACAAACAGATTCCTATATTAAAACGAGAAAAAGCTATGACAGAAGAACTGTTATCTTCACTTTACCTTGATTTAAAAGAAGATGTGATTAGTAAAGAAGAATATCACCTTTTTAGAAAAAATTATATGGAAAAACTCACTAAACTAGATGAAAGTATCCAGTATAGGGTAAAAAGACAGGAAGATACAAAGGACAAGATAGATAAAAATAAGAGCTGGATTATTGATATTAACAGATATAAAAATTTATCTGAAATAGATAGACTATCTGTTGTGATGCTCATTGATAAAATTTATATTTCTGAAGATAAGACGATAGATGTCAGGTTTAATCATACCGAAGAGTTATCCTTACTTGAGGAAATGGCAAAAACAGACAAGACCAAATTTAAGAACGATATTATAGCAAAGAAAAGTATAGCTACAAACGGAAATCCAAAAGCTATACCTACTATTATGAATAAAAGTCTTGTAAGTGCTGAAAGTGAGGTATGTTATGGCTAGAACGAAAAATAGACATAGATCACAATCAGAGATAGGAACAGAAGTTGCAAATGGGACTGAAAAAATATATATTGCCGGTATTTATACAAGACTATCACAGGAAAGAAAAGAGGATTACAGAGACAAAAGTAATTCCCTTGAAATGCAGGAAGAACTTTGTATAAAAGAAGCAACTGAAAAAGATATAAAGGTTTTTAGAGTATATAAGGATTATGAGTATTCCGGAACAAATTTAGCTGAGGTAAGATAGCGTTACCGTTTTTCTCGGTGGCGTTATCGCCTCAGCTTTTTATGTTAAATAGCAATACTTTTTACATCTGCACCTATTTGTCTGAAATAACAGGTGTTTTCTGTGGGCTTTTCGCCGCTGTCTACTTTACCCACAAAGCTATAAAAGATTTCGATTTTACGGGTATTCGTTTCCTTATCCAATTCGTGAACAAGGATACGGTCTATAAACTCATGGACGTTTTCGTAGGTCAGTTCATCAATCGCCGTATATCTGCGAACAAGCGCGATAAACTTCTTCACGTCTGCGCCGCGCTCGGCGGCGGTGGCAATTTCCTTTCGCAATACCATTATGCGCTGCGTCAGGGTCTTTTTCTCGTCCTCGTAGCCGGAAGTCAGAAATACAAACCTTTCGTCCGACAGCTTCCCAAGGGCGTTATCCTCATACAGCTTGCGGAAAAGAATATCAAGCTCGTTAATCCGCTTCTCGGCTTTGTCAAGCTCCTTTTGCTGCTGCGAAAGGGCTTTTTTCATTGCCTGGTCGCTGTACTCGTTGGCGGTGCGTATAAACTCCTGTTCATGCTCCCGCACATAAGACATGACGCGCTGCAAGTCTGCAAGGACAAGCTCTTTCAAAATGGGCTTGCGAATATAGTGCGTCGTACAAACAAAGTCGTTTCTTGCCCGGTTGCGGTAGTTGCCGCAAGTGTAAGCGTGTTTGCGCTCCAATGTTCCCGCGCCCCTCATTGCATACATCTTGTAGCCGCAATCCCCACAAAAGAGAATACCCGAAAATATGTCTATCTCGTCTACCTTTGTAGGGCGGTGCTTCGTCGCAATCCGTTTTTGTGCAAGGTCAAAGGTTTCTTCATCAATCAACGCTTCATGGGTGTTCGGAAAGAAGTATTGTTTATCCTCCGGGTTTTTGAGGGTCTTTTTAGACTTGTAAGACACCTTGCGGGTTTTGCCCGTTATCGTATGCCCTAAGTATTCTTTCCGCGCCAGTATGTCATAAAGCGTTTTGTCCGGCCAGTTATAGTAGGCTTCTAACTGCGGTCGCGGGTGCCGGGTGCTTCCTGTGCGGCGATAGCGGAGTTCGCCAACAGTAAGGATTTCGTTATCCCGTAACCAATTTTGGATTTCACAAATACGGTCGCCGCGTACATACATAGCGAAAATCTGTTTTACAACGTGCGCGGTTTCCGGGTCGGGGATTAGGTGATTGCGGTCGTCCGGGTCTGCAAGGTAGCCGTAAGGTACTTCGCCGTTGACGCGCTCGCCCTTTTGCGCTTTCGCCTGTTTGACCGCCCGGATTTTCTTTGAGGTATCGCGGGCGTAAAACTCGTTAAACCAGTTCCGCAACGGGGTAAACTCGTTGTCGTCCCTTGAGGTGTCTACTCCGTCGTTGATAGCGATATAGCGCACTCCGTTTTCGGGAAATACAATCTCTATCAACTCGCCCGTTTTCAGATAGTTTCTGCCAAGACGGGAAAGGTCTTTTGTAATGACCGTTGCCACTCGTCCGGCTTCCACTTCCTGCAACATGGCTTGAAGCCCGTCGCGCTCAAAGCTCACTCCCGAAAATCCGTCGTCAACGAAAAAGCGGGTGTTCAATAAACGGTGTTCGTCTGCATACTTTTGCAAAATCAGCTTTTGATTTTGTATGCTTTCGCTTTCCCCGGCCTGCATATCCTCTTGACTTAATCTGCAATATAAAGCGGTTATCTTGTCTGCCTGTAACATTGTTCCTCCTTTCCGACAGCAGACAAGCAAGGTATATGTACTACTGATATTATACCATGTCCCGCTGCGTTTGTCATTGCCTAAATGTTAAAAAACGCCCTATTTACGGGCGTTTGCGGCGTTTTGCTCCATGTCTTTACGAATGAGCTTTTTGATTTTTTTATCTATGGTGTCCGTCGCTTTTTCACTCTGCGACGCGCAAACGATATATGTTGTTTTGCCTATTTTATGCTCCGTCTGTATGACGGGCGTTTGATTTTGCGACAAAAGAAAAGCCCCCTTTCTTTCGCAACTGTTTATACAGTCTATGAATAGTGGCAAGTCCACTATTCGTTTAAGAAAAAAATGAGCTTTAATCGGGCGGCTGTTAGCACAACCTCGCGGGAGTTTCACCCCTGCTCATTTAAGGCAGCTTTACCCATTGCCTGCGACGCTCTGAACGCTCGGACTGTGGCTGTAAAGGCTTGTCTACCCTCAATGCGTGTCGTCGCCCGCAAGCTGCTAACTTGCTTCCCGTCGCGGTGTTAGTCGCTCGGCTTTTCCCCGTAGGGGAAAAGCGTCATGGCGCACCCGCCTTATGGCTCGGCGCAAAAAGGACGTACCCGATTTGCCCTATACTGCGTCGCCGTTATCTTGCGTCGCTTTCTTTGAAAAGGTGCAAAAGTTACGTCAGATTGAATACGCAAAGCGGAAAGGGGAACGCCCGCGTATTAAATCAATCTAACGGATAACCAAGAACAACCCGCATGAGCTTTGCTTGCAGCCGTTCGCGCATATCCTCGTCTATGCCGTAGTAGGTATTGCCGTATTCATCACGCACTTTACGGGTAGACAGATAGGCTATGTAGCTCGCGTAATGCTGCATAACAATTTTCATTGCGTCGGGGTCGCCCTTTGTCGCGGCTAAAATGACCGGGTAAGGTAATAAGCCGCGTTCGTTGGGATTGTTGTCAATCTTTCCATTCATCAGCTTTTTCCTCCAAAAATCGTTTTAGCAGTTCAAAAGAGCTTGTCCGCCGAAACTGTACTGTGCTGCGCGGTATCTTCATCAGTTCCGCGATTTCCGCATCTTTCATGTCAAAGAAGTAGTACAGCAATACGGCTTGACGTTTTTCTTCCGGCAAAGAGTGCAGCGCGTCGGCAAGCAGCTTCGCCGTAATTTCTTTCCCTGCGACAAAGAAAGATTTTTCAGCTTCGTTATTCACAAAATACTGGTCGCAAGTGTAAAGCTGATTTTCTTCCTGCGGCGACAAGTCAGAAAAGACGACTTCGTACTTTCTGCGTGTTTGGCTCTCTCTGATAGCGTCGATTGCTTCATTTTTCAACACTCTCTTGCAAAAGCCGTTGAACGTGCAGCGTTTTTGCCATTCGGTGCGATTAGGTTGCATATTCTCACCCCCTTTCCTACCCGGGGGCGGGTTTATTTGTCCCCTTTCGCAAACCCTCGACGGACGCGCAATTTTTTTTGCCAATCGGGGGAAGCACTTTTTCAAAAAAACTGTGAAAAAGCAAAATGCGCCCGTCTGCAAAATACAGACGGGCGCAAGGGAATTGTCAGCAGTATTTAGATGTATTGACAGTTCATACTCATGGGCGAAATATCCCAATGGCGGGGCATAGCTTTTTTTGAGCGTAGACAGTTGAAAAGATTAGATAAAGCAAAAGCGGACATAACGATACCTCCTTGATACCGCCATATCCTTAAAAAAGGGCGACTTTAATACACCCTCCGTAAATCCAATTTTGAAAAAGGAAAACGGCGGTTAATTTAATCTGTATTGAATTTTGAAGCTATTAAGGCAGTTCTTTTATCATGTGTATAATCGGGAACGGATTATTAAAATTGTCATGTTCTGAATATCCACAAACCTTAAATCCAATATGCTCATAAAACTTGATTGCACTATGGTTTTCTAAATTAACATCAACATATTGAGCACCAAATTCATTAAGCGCAAAGTTAATAAGCTTTTGTCCAAGCCCGGTTCTCATAGCGGTCGGGTCTACAAAAAGCATTTCTATTTTGTTTCCTTTAACAGCAAGGAAAGCTTTTATAATCTGTTCTTCTTTTTTTACACCCACCAATATAGTCATTGTCTTTAGACTGCTTCGTACCTGCTCTCGAATAGACACTATATCCTGCTCGGTAAGAAAATAATGTGTATGTCTAACCGCTTTTTCCCAGATGTTTATTAGTTGATTTGTTATATCTACATCAATATTGTGTATGAGATTGATTGTATATTTCATGGTTGTTCCTCCTGAAAACAAAAAAGAGGGCTAATGTATTTGAAATACACAAGCCCTCTAAAAGTAGAAAAGGGCGTATGTATGCTACATAAGCCCTTAATGACAAAAAGGGCTTTAGGCGAAACAAAGCCTAAAGCCCCTAATATCGTATTAGTTTTTCGGCACAACAAACTAAAGCATATTGCTATGCTTTCTAAAATTTATTGGCCGATGAAACTAAAATATAATATCTGCTCCGGACAATGTTTCATCATTTTTATTTGTCCGGAGCGTGTTAATTACGTAAGTGTTAAGTACAATACGGCACATAACCTCACCTACTTCCCTGTAAGATACACTGATTATACAGCAAACAATCCATAAAGTCAATTAGAGCGACTTTATAATATGCTTTATTTTGGCTAACTGTATGAATTGTGTAGACATATCCAGCGAACAATGGGAACTATACAATATAAGAGGGTGAATTGATATGGCTAAAAGACCAGTACCACTATATGACTTTGCAGCTTTCGGGCAAGCGATAAAAGAAGCGCGGACGGGCAGGAAAGAGAGCCGCAAGAAAGTAAGCGACGAAATGAACATTTCCCCGCGCTATCTTGCGAACATTGAGAACAAAGGGCAACAACCGAGCCTGCAAATCTTCTATGAGCTTGTAACCCGTTACGGCATATCGGTAGACCAATTCTTTTTCCCCGATAAGACAGACGGGAAAAACACCGGGCGGCTACAACTTGACACGCTGCTTGACAGCATGAGCGATAAGGGAATACGGATTGTAACCGCAACGGCGAAAGAAATTGCAGAAGTCGAAAACGAAAACTGAATAGGAAAGAAAGAGCGTTGCAGCCTTTTATGAGGATTGCAGCGTTTTTCTTTTGTCCTGCTTTGGCAAAATGACGCTTTTCCCCGTAGTAGGAAGTAAGGAAAAAGTTTCGTAGCAAGCATAGGAAGCGGGTACCCACTTCCGTATTTTCGCCCTCCCGCGCTGCGGCGCGTCGGTTGAAAATGGCTTGCTGGGAAGTGTCCCAAACCCTCTAAAAACGGAAAGGAGCGTCAGAGCATGAACGGACGAAAAAGGACGGTGCAGATAAAGTTTCGCGTTACAGAAGATGAACGCGATTTAATACTAGAAAAAATGAAGCTCATACCCACCCGCAACATGGCGGCGTATCTGCGGAAAATCGCAATCGACGGGTATATCATTCAGATAGACCATAGCGACATTAAGGCAATGACAGCCGAGATACAGAAAATCGGGGTCAACGTCAACCAGATAGCGCGGCGTGTGAACTCCACGGGCAGCGTGTACCAAGAGGACATAGACGAGATTAAGGGGGTGCTGAATGAGATATGGCGGTTACAAAGATTAAGCCTATTAAAAGCACGTTAGTAAAAGCCCTTGACTATATCCAAAACCCGGATAAGACGGACGAAAAAATGCTTGTGTCCTCGTTCGGCTGTTCCGCTGAAACGGCAGACATTGAGTTTGGATTTACCTTGTCGCAAGCGTTGGATAAGGGGAACAACCTCGCCCACCACCTCATGCAATCCTTTAAGCCGGGGGAAGTGGATTATCAGACCGCCCATGAAATCGGGCGGCAGCTTGCCGACGCTGTAACCAAAGGGCAGCATGAGTATATTTTGACGACGCATATAGACAAGGGGCATATCCATAACCACATCATTTTTTGCGCCGTTAATTTCGTAGACCACCACAAGTACAATTCCAACAAAAGAAGCTATTACGGCATACGCAACATCAGCGACAAGCTGTGCCGGGAACATGGCTTATCCGTCGTCGTTCCCGGCAAGGGCAGCAAAGGAAAAAGCTATGCGGAGTACCAGGCTGAAAAGGTCGGCACAAGTTGGAAAGGCAAGCTAAAGATTGCCGTTGACGCGCTGATACCACAAGCGGCAGACTTTGAGGACTTTTTACGGCGGTTGGAAGCGACAGGCTATGAGATAAAGCAGGGAAAATACATATCGTGCCGCGCACAAGGGCAGGAACGGTTTACCCGCCTAAAAACACTCGGCGCGGATTATACAGAGGAAGCTATCACCGAACGGATAGAGGGCAAGCGCACCCGCGCCGCCAAAGCTCCAAAGGCAGAGCGCGGTGGTATATCCCTTGTCATTGATATTCAGAACAGTATTAAGGCGCAAGAGAGCCGGGGCTATGAGCAATGGGCGAAAATCCACAACCTCAAACAGGCGGCAAAGACGCTCAACTTCCTAACCGAAAACAAGATAGAGCAGTACGCCGATTTAACCGCCAAGATTGCGGAAATCGGGGCGGCAAGCGAACAGGCCGCCGCCGCGCTCAAAGGCGCGGAAAAGCGGCTTGCGGATATGGCGTTGCTTATCAAGAACATTACCACCTATCAAAAGACAAAGCCCGCCTATGACGCATACCGGGCGGCAAAAGATAAAGGGCAGTACCGCGCCGCCCATGAGAGCAGTATTATTCTGCATGAAGCAGCGGTAAAAGCATTAAAGGCGGCGCGGATCGGCGGCAAGCTGCCAAACGTCGCCGCCCTGCAAGCGGAGTATGCCGCGCTCCAAGAGCAGAAAGAAGCCCTATACGCCGACTACGGCAAGCTGAAAAAGCAAGTCAAGCAGTACGACGTTATCAAGCGGAACATAGACAGTATTTTGCGGCAGGACAGGCAGCCGGAACGGGATAAGGAAGCGGAACGGGGATAACGCCGTTTGTGGTAGAAATATTCAAATAAGCATGATAGAATAAGAGTATCAAAATACGACAGGGGTTTTCCAATATGGCAAAAGAGAATATGCCGGAGTATGAAACCATACGCGCCGCCGTTTCGGGTGAAAAATGGGCGATTGAAAAGGTGCTTGAATGTTATTCCGGCGAATTAGACAAGCTCGCAACCGTCGAAAAGAAGCAGCCGGACGGAAGCATAAAAAGAGAAATTGACGAGGATATGCGGCAAGCCCTTGTGCTGAAGCTGATAGAAGCTATCCCGCAATTTCCGTTAGAAAAGGGGTGATACCATGACACGCGGGGAAATATGGAAAGACTTTTTTAAGAAAACCGTTTTGCCCGTTATTCTTGCATTGTTCCTATTTTCCATGTTCAAAAATGTATTCACTGAAAACGGCGAAACGAATTACTTTTATGTGTGGCTGTGCTGCGGTATTCCTTTCGGTATTCGCCGTATGTTCGTATGGCTTGTGCCGCATGGGTACGACATAGCCGGAACGGTGGGGATTGTCGCCCTCAATTTCATTTTGGGCGGTCTTATCGGCGGCGTCATTCTGATATGGCGGCTACTGTGCGCTGCATGGTATATCCCGCTTACGGTCTATCGGCTCTTGACGGTCGGCAAGGTCGGCGCGGTAGAAATCGGCACTATGGAATGAGCATAAAAAAGAACGGGGCGCGGCAGCCGATTATGGCCACCGCGCCCCGTCTTTTCATGGGTGCAGTTTTGAAGTGTCTGTTACGGTATAGAACGCCGTTTTGACGGTGTTAGGTATAAATCCCTTGCCCGGTCAAAACCACGCCCGCAAAGCCGCATAACACAAGGCTTTTTTCGCCCCTACTGCGTAACAAGAGAACGCTTTTTCCGCATACGTTCGGCGGCTTGCCTGTTGGTAATACGCTTGCGGCAAGAGGGGCAGTATTTGACGCTGTTAGAGCTTGAAGCAAAGGACGCGCCGCATACCGTACAACGCCGCTTGTCCTCGCTTTGGTAAAGCTCGGCATAAAGCAGCTTATCGGCGGGAAGTACGGCGGCGCGAAACCATTTGCACAAAAGGGAGTATGAAATAAGCTGCGGACAAACGCACTCGTCCCCGTCGTCCAAAAGAATACAATTCCCGTCAAAGCAGTTGCAGCACTCTTTTTTTACAAGGGCATTGACGCGGCGGCTCTGGGGCGGCGTCAGCCGCTTTAGCTCGCTCATACCTCGTCGGCGGCGTAAACGGCAAGCTCGGCGTATTCCGCTTCGGTTAAAGCGTCTACTTTCGCAAGGGTGCGCTTTGCAAGCTCCCGCATATCCGCGTCCATGTAAGGCAGGGCGGCGTTGATGTTGTCGGCAAGCTGCGCCTTGCCGCCCTCGCTGTAAATGCTCAAAAGGTTTATTTCTTCAACGGTTAATCTAATCATGCTCATACCTCCATATCGTGATTTTTCTGTTGCGTCGGTTTCTTCTTCGCCCGTTCCTTATCGGCTTTAAGCTGCGCCCGGATAGAGGGCTTTTCCTCTTTCGCCTTGCCGTGCTCCTTGTCAGCCTTGATAGCGGCGGCAAGGTCGGTCAAAGAAATCTGCTCCCCGGCTTTCGCCTTTGCTTCCAATTCGTCTACGGTGGGCGTGTTGTTGATAAGCCCGTCAAAATTGTTGTCGTTCTGCTCTACGGTGTCCTCGATATGCTTTAAGGGATTGACTTTTTCCGGCTGCTCGGCGGCTATGGCAAAAGCCCGCGTACCGTCTGCCATGATGTGATATTTCCCGTCGTCGGATTGGTGGTGAAAACCGTACCCGGCTTCTTTCATCTGCTCATGGGTCATATCGGTCAAGCTGAAAGTCCCTCGCGGCGTCTTGATTTTCTCGCCGGTTATGAAATCGTCCGGCGCAAGCCCCTTTTGCGGCTCCCGTAAAAACTCCGGCACCTGCTTGTAGCCGATACTGTCTACATAGTGGGCGGTGTCCTGCCCGTCCTGATGAAGCACTACCACGTCGGAAATGGAAAGGCTGTGTCCCTTGAAGTCTGCGGGGTGGTCGATATTAAAGGTTTCCCAAATGCCGCCAAGGGTCATATCCGGCGTGAGGGGCGCGGTATAGATAAGGTCATAGTTTGCAGGGTCAACGGCGTGTCCCGTCGCGGTTAGGCGGTCGTAAGGCTCAAAGCGCAAATCCCGCGTTTCGTCGCCGCGCTTTAGCTGATAAATGGAAAAGGTGTTTTTGACTGGCTCGGCTTCCCGCGTCGGCTGCTCCTGCGCGTCGGTCTGCTCCTGTATTTTCGGCTGCGCGGCTTCCTGCGGTTTGGATTTTTCCGCCCGGATATGCGCCCTCTGTAAATCCGTTGGACGCTCCCCGGTAAGGGGCGCAATCGCTTTGATATAATTTGCTGCGAAATAGGCGTTGTCGGTAAGCTGCCGTTGCCATGCACCCTCTTTAGGCGACCAACGAAAACCATTGCTTTTAAGCTCTGCCCGCGCCGCTTCGTCGGGCTTTTCATCAAAGAAGATTTGCAAACGGTTAGCTTCGGTATTCGCTTCCACCTTGCCGCCCTCAAACTCCCAACCGACATAGCCGACGGTCTTTTTCTGCGATAGGTCTTGAATACGGCTTTTCACGCGCCGGATTTCCGCGCTGTTGTTGGATAACGCCCATGTGGGATAGGGCTTGCCCTCCAAGTGATAACCGCGTTCCATGCTCGCTTTCAGCTTTTCGATTTGTTCCGGCGTCAAGTGGGGGCAACCGTCAAGGGTCTTATGCTTGCGGTAATAGGCGTTTACGGCTTTCATGGTTTCCTGCGATTTTTCCAAGCCCGCAAGTTTGCTTTGTAGCTTCTCGACGGCCTGCGGGTCGTCCGCACTGATACCGCCCATGCCCGTACTGCGGATTTTATCAAGCAAGCCCCGTATGTCCTGCCATTCCTCCATGTTCCTGTCTGCGGCGGCGTTCTGCTTTTCCTTTTTCCGAACGGGGAAGTTAGAGCCGCCCGCAATCATAATAGAGGGAACGCGCCCCGCAATCTCATAGCCCTTGTTCATGTTCGCCGCCAATTTCCGGGCGTAGGTGTCAAGCAGGCTGTCGATTTTATCATGGTACATAGGGTCTACCCGCTTTTTCTGTCGCTCCGCGATTGCAACGGCTTCATCAACATACTGCCGATATTCAGCCGTTGCGCTGCCCGGTCTGTAATCGGAAAAGCTGTTCGCTTCCTTTGCGCGGCGGGCTGCGGTTTCGTTGATTGAGTAGTACGGGGCGGCGGGCGTTGCTTCCTGTGCCGCCGTAGGTGCGTCGCCGCCCTGTTCGTCAAGGGTGGGTTGCGCCGCCTGTTCCGGCTCGGCGGGTGCTTCGGTCTGCTCCTGCTCGGCGGTCTGTCTGCGCTCGGCAAGAGCTTTCCAAGCGTCCTTTTCAATTCCGAAAATACCGCCTGTTTCGGCATGGCTGCGTAAATCCTCGACACTTTCAACTGCCCCCTCGGTATCGTCGGGGTATAGGCGGTAGATAGCGGTATTCTCTTTATCAAAAATCTGCATGGCGGCGGCTTCCCGTAAAGGCAACATACCGTCCCATGAATAGCCGTATTCTTGCATATCCTCGACGTTGATAGTGGCGTCGGGTGCTTCGGCTGCGGGCTGCTCCTGCGCCTTGCCCTGTTCCTTTTGAAGCTGTGCAAAATGCCCGTCAATGGTATCAATCAGATTTGCGGCGGTGCTGCGGATTGTTTCAAGAGAGCCTTTCAGTTCCGCAAGCTCGCGCCCGCTGCTCCACCCGGCGACGTAGCCGAAAGAGTAGTCCGACGTATCAAGCCCGTAATGTTGGCAAACGGCATAGGCGACGCTTTCCGCTTCCACCTCGCGGGTGCGGCGGTCTGGACGCTCCGGCGCGTCCCGGTCTATGTCGTGCAGCGTCGCATGGGCGATTTCATGGATTGCCGTTTTGATGTTCTGCAATTCGCTCATGCCCTCGGTGATTGCAATGCGGCGTTCCTCATAAAAGCAGCGTCCATTCACGCCCTGCTCCAACGCTTCAAAGCCAACGGCAAAGGGTGAGGTCTTTTCAAGGGCGGCGAAAAAGTCCTTGTATTGTTCCACGTCGCCTATCAGATTTTGAACGCCCAAGTCGGGCAGTTCCTTTCCCTCGGTCTGTGAAACGTCAAAGACAGATACCACACGAAATGCGGGAATGGTAATCTCTTTTTCCTCGGTAAGCGGCTTCCCGTCGTTATCGGTCAGCGGTTTTCTCGTTTCGGGGTCGATTTTCTGCTCCTGCTTCTTCACCTTGAACGGGGCGGGGGCAAGGATTTTAATTGCTTTTTCGCCCTGCTTCACATTGCGCCCAAACTCGTTTTTCCATTGATTGTAGCCCTTAACCAAGCTGCCGCCCTGCATGGCAATCAAAATCGTGTTGTTCAGGCTGTAATCGTGAAACTTTGACATGGTAGCCAAATACGCCTTGTAGCGTTCGCTGTCAAACAGTTCTGAAATACCATGCTCCAAACGGTCGGTAATCTCTTTCATCTTCTCGGCGGGTTTTTCGCCGTTCAGAATGAGGGGGATAACGGGGCGCGGCTGCTCGTCGGCAACGGTCGCCGCCTGTGCCGCCGCGATAGCGTCAAAGTCGGATTTTTCCGGGTCGGCGCGTTCCGGCTGCGGGAAGCTCATAATGCGGTATTCCTCCGGCACGTCCCGCCCGTCGTACCACTCTGTAAAGGTGTTTTTGTTGTTGTAGACATAGCCCTGCTCGGTGAAACGCCCTCCGTCATTGATAGCGGCGTCGCGCCCGTATTCCTCATACATGAAATACTTTTTTGCTTCTTCGGGAAGCTCTAATTCGTCCAGCTCGTCAATGAGGTAATAGCCATAATCTTCTTCGCTTTGGACGGTGGGATAGAGCCAATAGCAATCAAGGTTTTGTGCAAGGTTGATTAGGTCTTTGAGGTTTCCGGCGTACTCGCCATGCGTAACCGCCGCCGCAAACTTGCCCTTGTCCTCGTCCCGCTGCATTTCCAAGAGTTTACCTAAATAGTTCAGTTCGTCCACGCTGCCGCGCTGTACCACTTCAAGCGGCACGTCAAAGGGGCAATCCTCGGTATTTGCAAAGCCGTTGATGAAAAAGTCCTGCGGGTTGTCGGCGGTAATGCCGACGCTCTGCATAGCCGCGTGTAGCTGCTCCCTCGTCGCGGGCATAGAGAGCCACGCGCCGCCCGGTACGCCCGTTTCAAAGCGGCTGCGGCTGTCAATCAAGATAGAAAATTGTTCGCTCATTCATTCGCTCCTTTCAGTTCAGTTTTATAGAGGGTTTGGGAAACTTCCCAACAAGCAAAATCCCCGCCGTTCTCGGTAGAGAATAGCGGGGATTTTACGGAAGTGGGTACCCGCTTCCTATGCTTGCTGCGTAAGTTCTTTGTCCCTCTGAATTGCAATGCGGTAGTTGACGTACTTCCCGCCTGTGTCGGCTAAAACAACGCTTCCGTCGTAGGTTTTGCCCGTTTTCGGGGAATACAGTTTTTTGACTTTCGCCTTGCCGTTTTTCAAAAGCTCTGCGGCAATTTTCGGTGTAAAGGCGGTTTTGCGTTCCTCGAAAAAGCGGTCATTTTTCCACATGACAAAGGCGCAATCCCGGTTAGAACAGTAGTAGTTTTTCTTGCCCTCGTACACGTCGCCGCCGCAACGGGGGCATTTGCCAAGCGCGGGCTTTTCCTCTTTGAAACGCCCCTTGTCCTCGTCGGCAAGGAACGGATAGGCTTTCACAAGCTCCCGCGCCATGTTCTCGATACCCTGCATGAAGCTGTCCGGGTCGGCTGCGCCCTTTGCAATCTGCGTCAAGGCGTTTTCCCATTCGGCGGTAAGCTGCGGGGAAGTGAGCGTATCAGGCAGGACGCAAACAAGGTTGTTTCCGTCTTTGGTGGGTAGTAGCTGCTTGCCCTTGCGCTGCACAAAGCCGGATTTAACTAACTTTTCGATAACGGCGGCGCGGGTGGCGGGAGTGCCAAGCCCCCGGCGTTCCGCGTCCTCGTCGGTTTCCGCGCTCCCGGCGCGTTCCATAGCCGAAAGTAAACTTGCTTCGTTGTGGGGCTTCGGGGGCTGCGTGTCATGCGCCGTAACCTTTGCTGCGGGGTTATCAAACTGTTGCCCCTCGGCAAAGGGCGGCGCGTCAAGCTCCAATACCTCGTTGTCGTCGTCCTCCGGGTCGGGCTTGCCTTTCAGCGTCGCCCGGTATCTGCGTTCAAGCTCTTTCCACCCGGCGGCAAGCACCGTCTTTCCCCTTGCGGTAAAGCTCTGTCCGGCGCAAGAGAAAACCGCCGTAACCACTTCATAAACGTGCGGCTCGGCGGCGGCGAACAGCAGACGCGCCCCGGCAAGGGTGAGGATATTCCTTTCACTCTCCGGCAGCGTCGCAAGCTCGGTTTTCGCAAGCTCCATAGTGGGGATAATGGCGTGATGGTCTGATACCTTTTTGCTGTCAAGCAGACGGGAAACGTCAGGCGTGAAGTCCGCGCCCTGCATAAACGGCAGCTTGCCGCAAAGCAGGGCGGCGATACTTGCCGCCGTTTCGCCCATGTCGTCGGTCAGATATTGGCTGTCCGTTCTCGGATAGGTCAAAAGCCGCTTTTCGTAAAGGGCTTGTGCAAGGTCAAGGGTCTGTTTCGCTGTGTAGCCAAAAATGCGGTTTGCTTCCCGCTGCAAGCCCGTAAGGTCAAAGAGCTTTGGCGGGGCGACGGTTTTCTTCTCGCGGGTGAGGGAAACACAAACGGCCTGCGACGTTTCGCAAGCCGTTTTAAGTGCCTGTGCTTCATCAGCGGCGCGGATCCTCTCGCTTGACGCTTGTATGCCGGATAAATCAAGCCGCACATGGTAGTATTTTTCTTTCTTGAATGAGGTAATCGCCGCGTCCCGGTCTACAAGCATTTTGAGCGTTGGGGTCTGCACCCGTCCTACGTTGAGGGTCTTTCCATGCAGAACGGAAAAAAGGCGGGTCGCGTTGATACCGATAATCCAATCAGCCTTTGCGCGGCAAAGGGCAGACGCAAAGAGCGCGTCATACTCCCGCCCGTCTTTGAGGGCGGCAAAGCCCTGTCTAATCGCTTCGCTTTCCATTGAGGAAATCCAAAGGCGGCGCATGGGCTTGTTGCAGCCCGCCATTTCATAGACGAAACGGAAGATTAGCTCGCCCTCGCGCCCCGCGTCGCAAGCATTGACGACTTCGGAAACGTCAGCGCGGCGCATGAGGTCTTTTAGGATTTTGAATTGCTTGCCCTTGTCGGCCGCAACGGTGTACTGCCATTCCTGCGGCAGAATGGGTAAGGCTTCGTAACTCCATTTTTTGTACTGCTCCCCGTATGCGTCAGCCTGTGCAAGCCCTACCAAATGCCCGACGCACCATGAAACAAGGTAGCCGCCGCCCTCGATATATCCGTCCTTTTTCTGCTTCGCGCCAAGAACGGCGGCGATAGTCTGGGCGACGCTCGGCTTTTCCGCAATCACAAGTGCATAGCTCATACTTCGTCGTCCTCCTGTTCTTCATCTGCTGCGTCCTGCAGGTCGTCAATTTCCGGCTCGTCCTCGTCGTAGTCCTCAAAGTCAAAATCTTCAAGGTCGGTGTCGCCCTTGACGCTCTGCTTCGGCTTCATAATCTTAAAGTAGTAGAGCGTACCGCCGCCGCCAAGCAACGCGACGACAAGGAAAATCACAAGCCCGCCCGCGCCGCTTTTTTCTTCCGGCTGCGGCTCGTCCTCCGGCGCGGTAACGGCTTCCTTGCCCGCGCACCCGCTTGTATTGGTAGAGCATACCGGGCATGAGATATTCACGCTCCCGGCTTCGCATTTGTCGGTGCAGCTACAAACGGCGGGCGGCGTTTCGGTCTGCCCGTCCTCGATAATGGAAAGTAAATCGGTTTCGTCTACTTGATTGAGGAAATGGACGGTGTTTTCGCCCTGCGCCGCCTTGTCAATGACAATGTAAAAGTAATCGCCGCCCCTGCTCTGGACGACGATAAACTGCTTATCTTCGGCGTCGTCGCCCTGTATGTCGTCAACAAGGCTCATGTTACCCTCCGGCGTGAGGGGCTGCGGCTCGGTTTCCACAATCACGTTGCTGTCGTCGGTGGGAATGTCCTCGCCGCCGCCCGCGTAGGCGGTAACGGAAAAGCCGCACGTTAAGACAACGGCGGCGCAAAGTACGGTCAGCGTTCTAAAAATCCTCTTATTCTTCATCTTCTGTGTCCTCCTGTTCCTCGGTGTAGGCTGCTTCTGCGGCGACGGTGGCAATGCTGGGGATAGGCTCGCCCGAAAGCATGGCGGTAAGCTCCTGCGGGGAAACGCGCATAGAGCGCACAAGCTGAATGATTTGCAGATTTTCCGCTTCGGTTTTCTGCGCTTCAAGCCCTTTCAGCTTGTTTTGGTACTCGGTGATTTTTTCCCTCGTTTTCTGCATTTCCTTTTCAATGCGGTCAATTTTGTTGTTTGCCATAGTGTCAAAACTCCTTTCAAATTGTTTTTTCATAACGGTATTTCATTTGCGGGGGATAAAGGTCTGTTGTGGGCTTCCTGCTGCCCGTCCAACGCTTGCCGCCCGCAAGTCCGGCACACGTCCACCCGGCGGCGCGTAAGCTCGCGCCATTTTCGGTGTCAAGCGTATAGGTGATGATTTTCCGATAGCCCATAGCCCGCGCTGCCCGCCATGCTGCGGCATAAAGCATACTGCAAGCGTTTTTTGTCCCGTCTGTGCATAGACGGTTGACTTCAAGGGTCTGTCCGTCGTCAAGGTAGCGGCTAACAGGCCGCCCCACAATGGCAACGCCCACAAGCTGCCTGTCTGCGGTACAGCCAATAGAAAACTTGTGCCCGGTAACGGGCTTATGGTGGCGGTGGTACTGCGCGACAAAAGCATTTGCTTCCGCAAGCGAAACAGGCGTAAGGGTCAGCATGGGGTTTCCTCTCCGTAACGCTCTTTCCATGAATAGCCGCGCCCCAAGCCTTTAACGCTTTTGAGATATGGCATAGCATTTTCTTCAAGGGCAATCGCCCGGTGGAGCAAGTCGGGATAGCGTTCTTTCAATGCTAAAATCTCTTGACGCTTCATGCTCGGACAGAAAAAGCAGGACGATTTTCCCGGCTGCGGCAAGCCTGCCGCTTCAATTTGCCGGATACAATCGTTCCTGCTCCAATGCCATTCTTCAATTAGGGGGTAGCGGTTGTTGTACTTTTTATCGGTTTCGTTGTACTTGCGGGAGTGTTCATAGCGTTTCAATTCCCCCGCGTCATAGCCGATAAAACGAGTGATTTTTTCACCTTGCCGCCATACCTCGCGGCAAGGTGGGTAATTGTTGCAAAACTTTTCCTGCGGTGCGATTTTGTGCTTGTGTGAACAACGCTTATATCCGTATGCAATCGACGGGAGCGTATGAGAGCGCAAGCACTCGGTTTCAAGTGAAAAGCGGTTGCCGTTACGGTCAACCGCTTTCACAACTGTAATTTTTGGCATACCGCGTTCTGCAAGCCATTTTTCCATAACCTCTATGAATTGATAGGTATGGGGGTGTTCCGCGCCTGTGTCAGCGAAAGTGATAAGGTCAACGGGAATGTTGTTTTTGTGTAGCCCAATAAGTAAGGCGGCACTATTTGTCCCGCCGCCAAAAGAAACAATGTTGATAAACATACCTCCTGTTCAAAAAATAGTTAGTTCCAATTCATCAGCCCATAGCCGCGAATAAGGCTGCTCCCAAGCGGGTAGCTCTTGATTTTGCAGGCGTCGCCGGAATTGCCCTCGACGGTATAGACGCGCTCCCCGTCGGTGCCTATCACAATCCCTACATGGTCTGCGTCGCCCGAATTATCCCAATCAAAGAAAATCGCGTCGCCGGGGGCTATGTTCTCATAGTTCCTGTCGCCCCATTGCCCGCGTGAGGTAAACCAGGGCATACCCTGTGAAGTGCAGGCGGCAAAGCGCGGCTCGGATAATCCCGCCTGTCCGTAGCACCAGGACACGAAACAAGCGCACCACTCCACGCGGTAATCAAAGCCGTACCAGCTCCAATAGGGCTGCCCGCCCACGTTGCCGACTTGCGACTTCGCTATATCCACAAGGGCGGTGTTGCCGGGGCGTGTGCCGTTTACAAACTGTACGCCACTTAAATCCTCGGACGGTGTTCCGTCAGACGTGCCGCCGCCGAATATCAGCGGCTTGTTTCCGCTTGTCTGCAAGTACACCCGGTACATTTCAAGCTGCTCCGGCGTCAAAAGCTCCGGCGCAAATGAGGATATGGGGGTATTCGTCAGCTTCACGTTGAGAATGTAGTAGTTGTAGGGTACTTCAACCTCGTAGGTGTCGCTGTGGGTATTCCCGTCCTCATCCGTCCATGTGTCGGTACGGGTTTCCGTCCGATAGCGCACCTCAACCGTTTCCGTTATGGATAGGGTGTACTGCTTATCAAAGACGCGGTTTAATTCTGCCTGTGCGCTCTGCGGGGTGTAGGTCTGCAAAAGGGCGGTGAGATAGGACGCTAATTCATGGGGGTTATGCCCGATATTCGCAAGGTCGTAGCGGTATTCGTCATAGCCCGGATAATCGCGCTCGATATTGTTAATCCGGCTTTGCAGCGCGGTTTCCTTTGCCGCATAGCTGTTTTCCACCGCCACAAGGTCGCTGTCCTCCGACGTGTAAGACGTTCCAATCACGCCGTTTAACGTGCCGGAAAACATAGCCCCACAAGAGGACAAGCCGGAAGCAATCATAATGAACAGCAGCAGCGCGGCAACGGCGATACATACGCCCGCCGGGTGCCGCGCCACAAATGCCGCCGCCTGTCTTGTCTTTTCGGCGGTTTTCTTCGCCGCCTTGCGGGTGTTCTCGGCTGCTTTCTTCGCGGTCTTTACGCCGCCCGTTTTCGCCGCCTTTGCATACTGCCGCTTGATTTGCTGCTTCTGCCAAAAGCGGGAAACGGGGTTGCTTGCAAGCTGCGGGTTGTCGGCAAGGGTCTTATGGTACTGAAAATTGACGTTTGCCTTGAACGCCGCTTTTTCTGCCTTTGCCGCTGCCCGGTAGGGTTTGAGCTTATGGCTGCGGTAGCCCTGTTTCACTTTCCGCGCCCCGTATTTTGCGCCGCGCTCCGCTAATTCCTCGGCTTTGTGCGCCCCCTCCACGCCGGAATTGTCCTTTTCCACCGAATGTATCTTGTTGTGGACGAAAACGCCGACCTCCTGCGCGGGGCGGGATAACGGATTTTTGTGGGGATTGCCGGGTATGGGCTTTTCCTTTTCCTCAAAGCGTAAACGGGTCTTGCTCTTGCCTGTGGCTTCGTCAAAGGTGCGTTCGGTGGTAAGGGTTTTCTTTTTGGGGATAGCCGCCTTTGCAGCGTCCAAGCGGTCGGCGGCTCTGTCGGATTTCTTGATATACTTTTCAAGCTCCGGGGTATTTCGTTCCTCGTCGGTGAATTGCAGCCGGGAAGTTTTGGTCTGCGCGGTGGCTTCCTGCTGCGCCCGCCGCGCCGCTTTTTTCGACGCTTTGCGGGTCTGCGCTGCGTCCAAACGCTCAAAAACACGCTCGGCGGTGGCGGCGTCCTGCTTTGGGGCAAGCCCCGGCGCATGGGGCAGCGGGGCGGCGTCGGACGGTACGCCTTGAAGCTGCGCGGCGTCCTGTGCGGCTTGCTGCTCCGGGGTTTTCAGAAAATCCGCGTCCTGCTCCCGTTTGCTCACGCGCTGGGCGGTTTCCTGTGTTTCGTTTACTTCAATCAGCCCGTTGCGGCTCATTTTCTGCGTGATTTTGTCGCGGGGCTTTAGTGGGTCTTTCAAGTGTTCTCACCTCCAATCCGCGCCCTTGCAAGGGCGCAATACCCGGCGTTCAGTTCAATGCCGATATAGCGGCGGTCAAGGCTTTTCGCCGCAAGCCCCGTTGTGCCGCTTCCAAAAAACGGGTCAAGCACAACGCCGCCCTGCGGACAGCCCGCCAAAATGCACGTTTCCGCTAACTTCGGCGGGAACGCCGCGAAATGCCCGCCCTTGTAGGGAACGGTGTTAATCAGCCAAACGTCCCGCTTGTTCCGCATGGTGGGGATAAGGGCGTCGTCGTAATAGCCGCCGTTTCTCGCCCTGTTGATACCCTGCACCTTGCCCTGTCCGGGCACTTCATCAGCGTACTTTGTATTTGCGCCCCGCCCCTTGCGGTACCGCGCCGCCGTTGTGGGGGCTATCGGCTCGGCAATGGCGGCGGCGTCATAGTAGTAGTGCTTTGATTTCGTAAGCAGGAAAATGTGTTCATAGCAGCGGGTCGGGCGGTCTTTGACGCTTTCGGGCATGGGGTTGTCCTTTTGCCAGATAATATCGCTGCGTAAATACCACCCGTCCCGGCGCAAGGCAAAGGCAAGCAGCCACGGAATACCGATTAAATCCTTTTGCTTGCAGCCCTGCGCCCTGTGGTTGAGGGAAACTTGCTGCCCGTTCCTGCCTTTCGGGTTTTTCGGGTCAAAGTGATTGCCCTTGCTGCCTGTGCCGCAATAGGTGTCCGCGATATTCAGCCAAAAGGTACCGTCAGAACGCAAAACGCGGTGAAGCTCATGGAAAACCGCCACAAGGCTTTTGATGTACTGCTCCGGCGTTTCCTCCCGCCCAATCTGCGCGTCAAGCCCGTAGTCCCGCAAGCCGTAGTAGGGCGGCGACGTAACGCAAGAGTGGACGCTTTCGGTGGGAAGCTCCCGCAAGGCACAAAGGGCGTCCCGGTTGATAATGGTATCTGTCATCATACGCCGCCCACTTCCTCCGGCTTCGTCGTCATTACCTTGTAAAGCTCGGTGTTCTGCGGGAAACGGTCTACAAAGGGCAGCACCACGTTTCCGTAGAAGATAAGCCCCTCGCCCGCTTCGGTGTGGGTAACATACTTCATCTGCTGCGGCGAAATGTTAAGCTGCTTTGCAAGGATAGCCCGGTCGCCGGCGGCTTGATTGAGCATGAGGACAAAATCGCTGTTCTCAAAGATGTTTTCCACCTCGCGGCTCGCCAAAAGGTCTTTGACGTTTTGGGTTATGGCTGTGGGTATGCCGCCCCATTTTCTAAAACGCTTCCAAATCTCAACGGAATAGGCGGCGGTCTGTTCCTCTTTCAAAAGCAAATGAAACTCGTCCATGTAGTAGCGCGTCGCTTTTTTCTCGGCGCGGTTGACCGTTACCCTGTTCCATACCTGGTCTTGCACAATGAGCATACCAAGTTTTTTAAGCTGCTTCCCAAGCTGCTTAATGTCAAAGCAGACAAGGCGGTTTTCAAGCTCCACGTTGGTACGGTGGTTAAAGACGTTCAAACTGCCGGAAACGTAAAGCTCCAACGCCGCCGCGATCCGCGCCGCTTCCGGCTCCGGCTGCTTCAATAGCTCGTCGTAAAGGTCGCCCAAGATAGGCATTTTCGCCGGGTCGGGGTCTGCCAAAAACGGGCGGTAGACGTTGCGGACAGCCCTATCAATGACGGTCTTATCGACGGGCTGCAAGCCCTCCTTGCCGCCAATGACAAGCTCGCAAAGGGAAAGGATAAAGTCGCTTTTGAGTGCTAACGGGTTGTCGTCCTCGCTGTAATTGAGGTTAATATCCATAGGGTTTACATACTGCGGCTTCCCGTCAATGCCCTTGCCCGTAGGGGATAGGCGTATCACTTGCCCGTTCAGCCGCTGCACAAGGGAAAAATACTCGGCTTCCGGGTCGCAAATGATGATGTCGTCGTCGGTGATTAAGAAAGCGTTTGTCATTTCCCGCTTTGCCGCAAAGGATTTTCCGCTTCCCGGCGTCCCCAAGATAAGCCCGTTCGGGTTTTTCAGCCGCTTGCGGTCGCATAGTATCATGTTGCTGCTTAAAGCGTTCAAGCCGTAATACAACGCCGCGCCCGCTTGAAAAAGCTCCTGTGTGATAAAGGGGATAAAAATAGCGGTGCTTGAAGTCGTCAAGCCCCTTTGAATGGGGATTAGGTTTTCCCCGATAGGTACGCTCGACAGTAAGCCCGCTTCCTGCTGATAGTCAAGGCGCGTGAGGGCGCAATTATATTTCTGCGCGATACCCGCCGCTGCGAAAATGTCATTTTCAAGTTTCCGCTTCGTGTCTGCCATGTTCACCACAAGGAACGTGAGGATAAACATTCGCTCGTTGCGGCTCTGTAAATCCTGCAAGAGATTTTTCGCTTCGCTGCCGAATGTGGCAAGGTCGGACGGGATTATATCCATGTCGTAGCCGCTGCGGACAGCCTTTTTCTGCTCCTCAATCTTCATTTTGTCGAGGTCGGTTATCTTGCGCTTGATAGTCTTGATTGCTTCGGTCTGGTCGATACTGCGGATATGCAGATTGACGATAACGCCCGTTTCAAGGTCGAGAATATCCGCAAGCATACGGTCGTTAAGCTCCGGCGCAAGGATTTCAAGGAAGCTCGCCGCGCCGATTTTGCGCCCCATGCGGAATGTGCGCCCGTCGCCAAAGCGGAACGAGGACGGGGCGATAAAATCCTTTGTGGTAAGCCCCGCCGGGGTAAGCAAGTCCCAAGAGAAATGGAACGGCTCGCCCTCCGGGTGGAATACGCCATGCAGGGTTTTCAAGCGGTCATAGCCCGTCATGGGGCGGGCGGACACGCCCAAAACCTTAAAATTGTTGAGTATGTCGGTTTCGATACGGGCAAGCCGCGCCTTTGCCGCGTTCAGATTATCCGCTTCGATACTGAACGTGATGTACTTTGACTTCACAAGCCCGTTGTTGCCCTTTGCAAGCTGTGTTTTGAGCATATCCGCGTACTCGGCGCGAATGGTATTAAATGCGTCGTCCTGCGCGGGGATTTCGATTGCCTTTTCCGCTTCGCCGTTTCGCGCCCCTTGATTGATGAAAGAGAGCTGGACGCTAACGGTAGCGTCAAAGTAGTTGAGAAAGTCGCACCAGTTTTCAAAGATAGCCGTTTTGTCGTCTGCCTGTGCAAGCTGATAGTTGATGTCCTCAAAGGCTACGCTTTTGCTGTATTTCCTTTCCGACACCCTGCAAATCCCGTCGGGGTACATCTGCAAGTAGGGTATGGTCTGCTGCGCGGTATGCGCCTTTCCGTCGCCCTTTGCCTGCCTAATAAGGGCGGCAATCTGTTTCTTCTCGGCGCGGGTGAGCTTTCGTTTAGCCCCTGCGGGTGCGGCTTCCCGCGCCTTTTTGTTTTGTGCCTTTGACAATAGCTGATACCTCCTTTTCAAGTTTTCGTTGCCGTTCCAAAACGGTATAGAAGTTGTCCGTCTGATAGGGTCGTTCTTTCCGTCGGACAAACTTTGTCTGAATGATGTTTTTAATCAGCGTTTCAAGGGGCTGTCCATGCTTTTCATACATAGCAAAGAGGAAGCAGGGCAGCATGACAAGTATCATCACAAACGCCGCAACGCTCGTCCCCGCGCTGTCTTTGAGTAAAAAGAATAGCGGCAATCCCAAAAGGAGAGCCGCCGCAAAGCAGATGATTTGTCTTTTGGTAAGGTTTAATGCAACCTTTGTCTTAACCTTTGATAGGTCTTTCGGTACGGGTACATACGCCAAGTAAAAACCTCCTTTCCGCGCTCTATGTGCGCCCGCCCATTTAGTGGGCGTTAAAAATTGACTTCGCCAACGCGCCGGATTTGAACAGGGAAAAACAGAGGATAACGGTATAGGCTGCAAGGGAAAAAATCGCGCTGTGCAGATTGTCCGCTATTATCATGTCGTTCACAAGTACGGCGTAAATGCCGACGCATATCATTATGAGGAAGCCTTGAAAACCAAGGGCGAAAAGCCCCTTTAGGTAGTTGTTCCCAAGCTGCCCCCATTCCCGGTTTGTCATTGTGGCGAATGGGATAGGTGAAACGGAGCAGTATAGGTAAATCTCAATCATACGCCCGTACAGAATAACCGTTATCAGTACGGACATGATTTTCATGCACAAGCTCACAAGGCTTGTTTCAAGCATGAGTAAGAGTAGTTCGGGGATTTCCATATTGTTTAGTCCGTCCTGCATGGAAGCGAGGGCGGCGGCAACATCAATGTTCGTGTTGCCGCCGATTACCCCCGCCGCACCCGATACGACGTGCTGTGCCATATCGAACACCGCCATAGTTATATCAAAGGTATGCGTTACGATAAACACCGCAACAGCCGCCTTGAAAAACCACTTAAAGAACATGAACGTATCAACGTCGTGCATATTGTTCTTTTCCGTTACCATGCTGATTAGCTCGTAGCATAGCACATAGGTAATGACAAGCCCCGCAATGGGTACTATCACATTTTCCGAAAGGGTCTGTATCATGGAAAAGATGTTAGCGTTCCACCCTTGCGGGGTTTGCCCTACCTCGGCGGCGATTGTGCCGACTTTTTCGTTTACGTCCCCGAACATAGTTGACAGATTACCGTTGATAGCTCCGATTAAGATACCTTTTATCCATTCGTTAATCGCGTCAAGTATGCTCTGCATAGGACATTACCGCCGCTTAACCGAACAGGCCGGAAAGCAGGGGAACAAGGATAAGCCCAATCAAGGCAACGCCGCCGCCCGCCATAAGCTGCTTCATGCCCTGCGATTTAGCCCCCGATAGTGATAGGTAATCCTTTGATATTATCTCCGGATTTTCCCCCACTTCACACCGTGCATGCGACTTTCACCGCACACGGCGTTCCATCACAAGAAAGATTTTCACGTTTTAACTAAGACTTACACACTTCGTAACAAATTATTTTTCTCTAAATTAGTGGCAATCCTGCCATTTTTCTAAGCTTATTACATTTCTCAATCTGCTTGACTGTTAAGCCAAGCTCTTTTATATATTTTTGGATTGTATCTTCTTTTGTTGCATGGATAAGTATATGAACTGCTTCTGTAACAAGAATTAAGTTGCTATAACTGTCTGTACCGCCTTGTTCAAGCGGTATCTTGTGATGGCAATGTATATCGTTTGGTGTAAGTTTTACACCTGTCACTCCACATCTGCCATATTGAGCTGCAAAGAGCGAGATTCTGTTGTCTGCAAACTCTATACTTTTATCAAGCACAGGGTGTTTCATTAACCAAACAAGAGTGTCTACATCAATTTGTAGATTTTTATGAATAAAAGCTCTACCCTTTACAGTGTATTTATTTACAACCTTTTTCTTGTGTTTTGCGTCCTTTGTCCTGATATATCCCACTGGAATTAGCGGATGTCCATTAAGGAAGCGAAGCTGTTTACTTTTTCCATATTTTTCTTTGATAAATCCTTTGTTTAGTGTTCCACTGATTTTAATATCCAGTCTGTTGTTCATCTGTTTTTTAATGTGAAAGGCTATTTTAGCAAAGTCCAAACTCACATTTGTTGCTATTTGGTAATAATTATGCAAGCCTGAAACAGTGGCATTATACTTAGCTATTGCTTTGTACTGCTCCTTTTCATTTGCAGGTCTTTTTATATCCGCAACACATTTAGAAATATTTTCTTTTGCCTTTTTCAGTGCCTTATCACTTATATGCGACTGTACAACAAACTTTTTGCCTTTTGGTTTAACCTTAAGCTTGAATCCTAAGAACTCCGAATACCTTTGTTTTAGATTTGTTATTTTAGATTTTTCTTCACTTACATTTAGTTTTAATCTGTCTTGCAACCATTTTGTAACTGCCTGATAGGTTCTTTTTGCATCGTAGTAATTACGGCAAAATATCTTAAAATCATCAGCATACCTTACAATGTATATTTCTTTTAGGTTGCTTGTTCTTAAAGCTCTGTAGGTATGGCTTTTTATTTCTGTTCCTTGACTGTTCGTTCTCTGTTTATATGGATAATGCGTGGGCATTGTCAGCCATTGAGATGAAACCCACCAATCTAATTCGTTCAAGACCACATTAGATAGTAGCGGTGATAATATTCCGCCTTGTGATGTTCCCTTTGTTGGTGTAATTACCTTTTTATCGGGCATAACAATATCTGCTTTCAGCATTTCCTTAATGATACAAAGTAACTTTTTATCTTGGATTCCCAAATTCCAAAGCTGCCTTATGAGCTTTGTATGATATACGTTATCGAAAAATCCTTGTATATCAATATCGACCGCATAATGTAAGTGCTGTATCTGCATTAGTCTTGCACATTCTGCGATAGCGTGTTCCGTACTCCTGTTAGGTCGAAACCCATAGGAGCTGTCATGAAACTTGGCTTCGCATATCGGCTCTAATATTTGCAAGATACATTGTTGTACGATTCTGTCTACAATAGTCGGTATTCCTAAAGGTCTTATTTTCCCGTTAGGCTTTCGTATTTCCACTCTCTTTACAGGGCGTGGTTTATACCAATGAAACTGTTTTTGTATGAGAGAAATGTATTTTTCTTCATTTAGCCTTGATAGATGTTTTATTGTTCTGCCATCTACCCCGGCTGTATGACTGCCTTTGTTCCCTTTGATACTACGATAGGCAAGTTTAATATTTTCTCTTGAAGTTATCAACTCCATTAAATTTGAAAATACTTTATTCTTACTGCTATCTTCATATAAATCATCAAGGACTTTTTGCAAGTCATAGTATTCCGTATAACGGATTTTGCTTTGTTTCAGTGTTTGTTTCGAAGTGGACACAGTCACCATCTCCTTTCGGATTTGATTTTCTTTGTCATACTCGAAGCTGTGTTTGTCTTAATTTCAGTTCTTTTACTTTCCTGTGACTGGTGGCTATCCCTCCACGAACTTATTATTTTCGCTTCATAGGTACTATGCCACCGCTTTCACCAAGATAAAGAACGGTTATATGCTGTTTTTACAGTCATTTTCCCATTCAACACTTCATTAGCATTAGACTGCTTCCATGCTCTTGGCTTACCACGTTCCGACAATCTTATCTTTGAATACGTTTAGGTTCTTCCTCTAAGCCTGTGTTTAGTTTTCACCATATCGCCTGTAACGATATATGGATTTTCATAACAACCATTCTTACTCATCCACAAACACCCCATCTTTGATGGGAATTGCCGTTAGGCAAATTCAAACGTTTAGACTTGTACATTCGGAAGTACGTCAGTGCTTTGGTATGCACATTCTCACCATGCGTATTCGACACCCGGCATATAGGTAGCACCGTCCACCTCTGAACAGCTTTCGTGTCTGATGTTAATATCAGTCTTACGGCTACTCTCTGCCGACTTCACCGAGCTTTTGACAATGAAATAGTCTAATATTCATTGCCAATCGGAGTATCAGTGTAGGCATTTCAGGGCGTTACCCCTTCATTCTACCTATCAGATTGCCAGTTCTCCTAAGTTTTGAACTTTTAGTTCTTCGACTTAGTGCATAAGCTTTTCACTTATGAACGTGTCGCACGATTGTCGTTGCCGTAGCCCTCAAGCAAGTTGATAACTCCCCAAATGCCAAGCCCCGCCCCAAGAGCGATAACGAGTGTCTGCAAAACGTCTACTGCCGAATTAAAAAAATCCATTAAATGACCTCTCTTTCTGCCGCTTTTGCGGCTGTCAAAATTGTTTGATTTTGTTTTTGGATATGAAAAAAGCCGCCCATGTTCGGCGGCTTGTGTCCCCGCGCTGCGTAGCTGCTGCGCGGCGGTATTCAGTTGTGAAAGGGTACGGCTCCCGGTAGGGGCGCGTACCATGTAGCCCACGTTTACGGTTTTGATTGCTTCATCACCCCCTTTGTGGCTCTGCGGATAGGAAAAGCGCGGACAAGTCAAACGCCTGTCTGCGCCCTTTGCTGCTCATAATATCTGCCGTAAGCGTCTACAAAACGCCGGATTACGGCTTGCCGCCGTTCTTCCTGCCGCCGCGCTTCTGCGACAAGCTCCCGTATCGTCCACGCAAGCCGCTGTTGTTCCTTTTTCTTCTTGATACGCTTATTCATGGCGCGTCCTCCTGCAAATCTGTTTCGTCGATTTCGTAATAGTCAAAAACGGTGTCCGGCTTGATGATTACCGGGCGGCGCTGCCGCTTTAGAAACTGTTCAATGTCAAAGGTATGTTTCTTGTCAAAATCGGAAAGGTACTTGTATTTCGGGTGCCGGGTGATGTCAAACTTATCCGAAAAGAACGGGCGAACGCCGCGCAACTGCAAAATGCACTTGCCCCCGTCCATTACGGCGATTTCGTCCTGCGACATGAGTTCTTTCCCCAACTTCTGATAGTTCAGCCCATGGGAAACGTCCCGCCCCCGGTTTTCAGAAGTGTTGAAGCTGTCAATTGTTTCTTTCCCCAAAACCTCCGATATTTCTTTGAGCGTCGTTTTTTCCTTGCCGCCCAAAAACAGCGTCGTATCGCAATTCCCAATGATTGTGTCGGCGTTTTCCTTGTAGATTGCCTTTAACTGGCTCTGCGCCTGCACCACCAAGCAAGCGGAAATTTCCCTACTTCGGAATACGCTTATAAGCCTTTCGAGATTAGGGATTGTGATATTGGCTACCTCGTCAAGCAGACAACGCACATGGACGGGAAGCCGCCCGCCGTATTCATCATCTGCCTTTGTGCAAAGCAGATTGAAAAGCTGCGATACTATCATAGCCGTAACGAAGTCAAAGGTACTGTCCGTATCACTCGTGATGATGAACAACGCCGTTTTCCTGTCGCCCAACGTGTCAAGCTCCAATTCGTCGCTTTCCATAAGCTCCCGTAGCTCCTTAATGTCAAAGGGGGCAAGCCGCGCCCCGCAAGAAATGAGGATAGAGGAACGGGTCTTGCCCGCGCTTAATAGAAACTTTTTGTACTGCTTCACCGCGAAATGCTCCGGGTCTTTTTCCTCCAAGCGTTCAAACATGAGGTCAACGGGGCTTTGAAACTCGCTGTCGTCCTCGCGGGCTTCCGACGCATTTATCATTTCAAGCAGCGTCGTAAAGTTCTTTTCCGCTTCCGGGGCTTCATAGTGGATATATCCGATTAAGGCGCAATAAAAGAGCCGTTCGGCTTTCACCCAAAAATCCTCCCCGCTTTTTTCCCCGCTGCCTTTGGTGTTGGCAATCAGGGTGTTTACGAGCTTCAAAATGTCCTTTTCGTCGCGGATATACGAAAAGGGGTTGTATTTCATGCTCTTTTTGAAGTTAATCGTATTGAGTACCTTTATCCGATACCCGCCGCGCTGCAAGAGCTTTCCGCACTCGATTAAAACCGTTCCTTTCGGGTCGGTAACAACATAGCTGCTGTGCATTTGCATAAGGTTAGGCTTGACGAAAAACCTTGTCTTGCCGCTTCCGCTGCCGCCGATTACAAGCACGTTTTTGTTTCTCGCATACTTCGGCTGCTTCGGGCGGCTGTTCATCATCAGCCGTTCGGTCTGCGTGAGCAGCACGTTATTTTCAAATGCGGGGTCGATATACGGCTTTATGTCCTCGGCGTTGCCCCACCGCGCCGAGCCGTATTCAACGCCCTTGCGGTATTTCTTCGCGTTCTTGCCTTTCACATAGACAATCAGCCGGATAAGCACCGCGCCCGCAATGCCGACGAGTAAATCAACGGGGTTGAAGCTCGGCGCAAGTGAGGAAAAGGCGGCGGCGAAACCGTCCCCAAGATGTAATATCTTGCCGGATAAATCCATACCCGGCGACAGACGTACCGCCTGTGCCGCTTTACCAAAGAGATAGACAAAGAGCAGATAGGGGATATTCGGAAGCAGCAGCTTTTTTACGTTTACGCTTTTCATAGCTCGATACCCCCTCTTGTCTGATTTTTTACCTTGACGCGCTCGGCGTTAAGCTGCTTCGCCGTTTCCCTAAAGGCGGCTAACGCCTTGCGGATTGAGGGCTTCTTATCCTGTGTCAGCTTCTTTGCGCTAAACTCCTTAAAGGCTGCGGTCAAAACGTCGGCGTCGCGCCCCTTGAAAAATACGAGATAGCGGGGCGGCGTTTCGGTTGTGTCCTTTTTCAGCGCAAAATCAACGCCGTACTTCTTCGCCGTACTCTCAAAGGCTTTGATATTGTCGTCGGTGATTTCGATATTGGAAACGCCCGCGTTCTGCTTCATAAGCTGCTTTAAGGTCTGTTTGCCTTTGGGTACCGCCTGTTTATCAAGCTGCTTTTTTGCCTGTGCAAGCAGCTTTTTCATGGCGGCTTGTAAAAGTGCCGCCGTTAATTTCGTTGCCTTTATGGATATGGCAACTACTTTTTCGTTGACTTCATCTTGCATTTACCGTCCTCCTTTCGCGGTTTGGTGATAGCTGTTAGGGTGGTACGCCGCTTCTGGGCGCAAAAATAGGGCGTCCGTTCTTCACGTCGCCCCGCTTAAATCCGCACCCGCAAGCCGTTCAAATCCTCGGCGCGGATACCGACGAGATACCAGTTTTCGCCCATTTCAATGCGGGTCGGCTTCCACTTGCCGCCTGTGAACACGTCGAAACACTCCCCGCAATGCAAGCCGCCGTAGTAGTCGGCAATGTCAAAACGAATGTCGTAGCGGTCGGTGGTTTCATCAAAAATCAAAGCTCCCTGTTTCATGGTCTGCACTCCTTTCAGATTTTGCCCGTCGCCATATCGTGAGCGACAAGGGAAGTGTAATAGTTGCCGATAGTGGACGGGGCGTTGAACAGCACCGCCCGTAGGTACTGCTTGATGTTGCGGACTTTCGTTGTGTTTTCCCGCATACAATCAAGCACAAAGCGGATATGTTCGCTATCCAGCTTCATAAACTTTGCCTTTACAAGCTCGGCGGGGTAGTCGTCCCCGGCGATACGGATTGTTTTACGCGCTGTGCATACCGTTTCAAGCATGAGGTCTACAATCTCGTCTATGCGGTCTTTATCCAAGCGGTTTTCCCGCAAGAGAAAATCATACTCGATATTGTCCTTGATGATTTCCCGGTATATCTCTACTGCGCTTTGTGTCGCCGCTTCTGTTCCTTTCCGTTCCGGCGGCTCTGCCGCGTCCTCGTCGTAAGGCAGGGGGTTAGGGGAATGGATAGGAATGGAATGGGTACTTGATAAATCCGTATTTGATTTTTCTTTTTTTGGTAGGTCAGTTCTTGATATATCTTTATTTAATTGCGTTGGATTTTCCGTCGTCGGGTTATCCGTCGTCGGATTTTCCAATATCGGATTGCCCGTTGTTGGATTTTCCAATATCGGCTTATCCAATGGCGGCGGGGTCTGCGGCTGCTCATAAATGGTGTACTCAATAGCGGTCATTTTGCCTTTGTCGTCGCGTCCTTGCTGCCGCATGATATATCCGGCTTTTTCAAGCTCCCAAACGGCGGTACGGATAGCGTCGATACTTTCCTTGTTGATGTGGGATAGCCCCGCAAGGGTATAGTCCCAATCCTCCGGCAAGGACAGCATTTGCGATAGTAAGCCTTTCGCTTTTAGCGTCAGCTCCTTGTTGCGTAGGTGGTGGTTGCTCATTACGGTATAGCCCTTGTTTCGTTCCACCCGGAAAACTGCCATAGCTTCATCAACTCCTTTGCTGTGGATTTGTTATGCAGTAGAACGGCGATTTTGAGGGAAAAGGTATATTCCCCTTGCCCGGTCAAAACCGCGCCCGCAAAGCCGCATGATACAAGGCTTTTTTTTGCTCTACTGCGTAACATGAGGGCATAAAAATAGCGGCGTTCCTATCTTCCCGTAAGGGAATTAGTAAACGCCGCCTGTGTGCGTATTCTGTTTTAGTACATTCCTTGCTTGTCCGCTATCTGGAAAACCTTGATTTTTCCTGTGTTTTCAAAAGTAACGCTATCTCACTTCATTATTTAAAAGACCCGGATTTCTTGAAATGATGGAAGATGTAAGAATAGGAAGAATAAATTGTATCATCGTAAAAGATATGTCAAGATTTGGAAGGGAATATTTAGAAATTTCAAACTATATAGAAAAAGTATTTCCATTTTTAGAGGTAAGATTTATTTCCGTAAATGACAACCTTGATACCAAGGATGGTATAAAATCGGATAAGAGTTATGAAATAGCAATAAAAAATATCTTCAATGATTTATATGCCAAAGATATTTCAAAGAAAGTAAAAGCCTCAAAAGAAGTAAAAATGAAACAAGGGTCTTTTATAGGAGCTATGGCTCCGTATGGCTATAAGGTGGAGATAATTGATCGAAAAAGAGTTCTGGTGATAGATGAAAAAGTAGCAGATGTAGTAAGGCTTATGTTTCATTTAGCAAGTCAATGCAAATCCAATATACAAATAGCAAGAGAATTGACTAAAATATATACGACACCTGCTGAATATAAGAGAACAGGAGATGTTTTTAAGGATAAAGAACATGAAAAACAATGGGACATTTCTTATATATCTAAAATGCTTTCTGATGAAGTGTATATAGGAAATTTAACCCAAAGGATATATTCAAATAGGCATAATCCAATGAAAAAAAGTAAGTTTCGTGATAAAAAAGAGTGGATTGTAAAAGAGAATACTCATGAAGCGATTATTTCAAGGGGAGTATTTGATGAGGTAAAGAAAATAAAAGAGGAAAACCTAGGATCACTGCCTTATTATTCGCTAAAAAACATCATAAAAGACGGAAAAGAAAATGTCAGAGTAAAAATTCAAAGAGATCATAACAAAGAAGGAAAGTATGATGGACTCATAAGATGTAGTATTTGCGGGAGAAATTTGAAAAAACAATATGGATCAAGGGGAATTAAAGTTAATGATGAAATTTGCTATTGCTATTATTGTAAAGGCATAGATAGGTTAAATTTAGAAAAATCTCATGTCAGAATTTATGAAACGGATCTGGATAGAATTTTACTTGATACTTTAAAACGACTATTTTTAAGTTTTTATCAAGAGGATAAAGGACTACGCCTTAAAACTTATTTGGAGAAGGTAAGTGCTGAAAAGATAAATCAAATTTCTCTAAAAACAGATACAAATAATAAAAAGATTGATGCTCTTAGAGTTAAATTGCAGGAACAATACGAAAATTATGTTAAGGGCGACGTTCTTTTAAGTGAATTTAAAAAGGAAAGCAATAAAATAGACAGACAGATAAAAACAATAAAAAATGAATTGAAAATCTTGGATGATAAAAAAAGAAATGTGAAGAAAAGAAAAAAGGAACTTAAAAAATTCATAGAAGCTCTATTTTGCTGCTTAGAGGATAAGAGTATAGATGTGGATAAAGAACTGGTTGATACTCTAATTAGTCATATAGAAATCTCAAAATATAAGCAAGTAACCATATACTTTAAATTTAACCTTGATAAAGATATGGAGAAACAGTTGGAGGTATAGAATGAATAGAATAGCTATTTATCTGAGACTTTCAGAGGAAGATTATAAAAAAACGGATGAAAGTATAAGCATAGTAAATCAGAGAGATTATATAAGAAGTTACATTGAAAATGAGAACTCGCTGAAGGACAGTGAAATAGAAGAATATATAGATGATGGATATTCTGCTACTAATACAAACAGACCTTCATTTTTAAGACTTGTTGATGATATAAAGAATGGTAGAGTAGGAACTATAATCGTAAAGGATATGTCGAGGTTTTCAAGAGATTATATTTTGCTTGGAGATTATTTGAGTAATATATTCCCGTTTTTAAAAATACGATTTATTGCTATCAATGATAATTATGATTCCATAAATGAAAATGGAAACGGAATAGATACAGATACACAATTTAAAACTTTGTATTATGATTTATTCAGTAAGGAATTATCTGAGAAGGTGAGAGGCGCTGTTAAACAAATCAAATCACAAGGAAAGAATACGAACTGGGCAGCACCTTTTGGATACATTAAAGATCCTGAAGATAAATATCATATTATTATTGATAAAAAGACAGCTTTTATAGTTAAAGAAGCCTTTGACTTGTTGTTAAAAGGGCATTCTTGCATTCAAATTGCCAATATATTTAATGAAAAAGGCTATATCACTCGCTCTGAACGAAAAGAAGAACTTAAACTTTCGGATTATACCGGAAATTTGGCTACTGGAAGTAAAGTAAAGAAAAGAGTTTGGACAAATCCATCTATATCTCAGCTTACAAGTAATGAACTGTATACAGGTGATTATGTATACAATAAATACAGAGAAACTAAAATAGGTGGAAGAAAAAAATTTTTACTTCCTGAAGAAGAGTGGAAGATAATACCTAACACTCATGAAGCAATTATTTCCAGAGAAGTATTTGATAAGGTAAAAAGAATAAAAGAAAAACGAAGTTTTGGAGGATACACAGGAAAGAAAAATCGTTCTATTTTTTCTAATAAGATTTTTTGTAAAGAATGTGGCAGACATATGAGTTTTCGATGTGACAGTAGACAAAAGAAGAATTCTGATAAAATATGTAAGTACAAAAGTTATTATTGTAATTTATGTAAAGCTGAAAAAACACCAAACAATATCAAAGAGAAAGATATTATTGAACTTATAAAACCTAAATTAAAAGAGTTTAAGATTCAAAACACATTAAAAAAAGACAATATAGATTATGAGAAAGAAAAAGAAGATATTCTAAAGGAAATATCTATATTAAACAGTAATTTACAAAATATTTATGAAAACTACAAAAAGAAAAATATTTCAAAAGATGAGTATTTAAAGGAAAAAACTCTTATCCAAGATAAAAAGATATTATTGGAGAGTAAGTTGGAAGAATTGAAGTCAGAGAAGATTGATTCAAGGAAAGAAACGGATATTGCCATCTTAGATGAAGAAGATTTGCTTAAGGCTTATGTGGACTCTTCAATTGATAAAATAATCGCATCAAGAACTGGAAAAATAGAGATTGTAGAGATATAG